GATAGAGGTATTGCTGGATATTTAATGCCAATGCCTAAAGAATTGAACAACACAACATCTCCAGCAAGAATCGTAACTCAAGAAGAGTACGATAAACATCAAGAGAGTAAAGCTGAAGACCATTGGTCACGCTATCTAACTCAAGAAATGTCTGATGATTTAAAAAGCAAATATCAATATGACAATTGGTACGATTGGTCAATATTTCATCTTGGTACAAAATGGGGATGTTATGATAACGAAATGGAAGATGGTACTTACACATTTACAACTGCTTGGTCTCCATTATCTAATGACATAATTGAATTATTAGCAAAAGAAATTCCAGACTTTGAATATAGTTGGGAAGAAGAGCAAGGATGGGGAGGTAATGTGGAATATAAAGATGGCGTTTGTATACGTGCATTTGAATATGATGTACCTCAATGGAGTGAAGAGATATGCTTTTACATAGATGAATTAGGAGTTATAAAAAAGGAATCCGATTTAAACAAACTTTCTTGGGATAAAACTGAATTAGGAAAAGGACATAAGTTTAATATGGTAGAAGAGTCGGGTAAAAGGTGGGCAAGTTATTGTGAGATTGCTTTTTTAGAGGTTGCACACGATGATGGAGACAATGTATCTGAAACTGGATGGTACTACTCCTACAATCTTAGTGATTTTTTAGGAAAAACCATTAGAGAGTCCCTACAAACTATTGAGTCTCATAGCCAAAGTCCAAACGATGATATCGTAGAGGTAAGACAAGAACGAAATCCAATCATATGGGGTTAGGATATAATGACAGAGAGAACGAATTGGAGAGAAAAATCTTAAAAGAGAAGTTAAGATCTAAACCTAACTATAAATTTATTAGGTGGTTACAACAACTTAATTTAAAAGATTTTCTTAAATCCAAAAAGAAAAAATAACTCTTTTGTTTAGATTATACGAAAGTTTTTGTATAGTTTCGCAAAGGTTATTTTAATTATTAACATAAAAAGAAGGAGAGTCGGCGTATTGCCAAAATAATCAATTAGATTTTTATTTTCTTTCACTCTCCTTCTTTTTATTAATTATATTATATGAAAAAACTAACTGATTACCTTATTTCAGATTTAAAACAAAAAAGATATTTAAAAGAATTAACAGATTCAATGTTTATTGATATGGATGACTATTTTAAAAGAAGTGGTCAAATAGAATCTAACGAAAACATTCTTTATATGACACCAAAATACAGACGTAAACAAATAGAGAAAATCTACAACGATATGTCTAGATACAAATTAAAAAATTACTATGAGCCAAGAAAATAATACAGAAAAAGTACCACATTATTATGTAGGTACAAATCCAAAAAGAAATTACCAAGCAAGGTATGTGGTCAGTGATTTTGATTGCACTTACAATATTGGTACGGCAGTGACTTATTGCCTCCGTAGTTCAAGAAAGCACGATACCCCAATACAAGACTTGTACAAAGCTATAGCCCATCTAGAATTTGAAATTGAACGACTAAAAGAGATTAAATGAAAAAAGAAATATTTAATAATTACGCAACTGCCATAGCACAACAATTTCATCTACAACTTGATGATGTGTTTACTAAAAGCAGAAAAAGAGAATTGGTTGATGCAAGACAAATGTTGTATTACCTATGTATGGAACGACCAATCCGAGTGGCATATATCAAGAGATTCATGAGTGAAGCTGGACTAGATGTTGCTTACACTACCATTATACATGGATACAAGAAAGCAAAGGCTTTAATAGACAATGATAGTGACTATCAACATATGATAGATAAGATACAAGAAAATGTATAGCATAAAAGAGGTGTACATACAAGCATTGGAAGATAAAACTGCAATACATCAAGTATTACAGAACGGAGATAGCATAATAAACATGGGGGTTAAAATTCAAAAATTTAACGATTTCATAGAGATATTAAACTGCTCTAAAGGAGGTGATTACTTTACTAGCTTCAGTGATCATGAGTACGAACTAATTTTAAAGGAAGGGTGGAAGGTCGGATGTATAAAGACTGCAATGAACAACTGCTTACATAAGCTAAACCTTATTGAAAGTAAGATGAAAATTGAGGTAAACACTAGAAAAAACGACAAGCACATTCAGAATTTAAAAAATAGAAGAGAGAGTATCTTAATCAAATACTCAAAACACAATAACAAATTAATTAAAATCAAAACTAATGGAAAATAAAAACATTTACAAAGCCCTAGCTAATTTTCAGCAAGAAGTTCCAGTATTATTAAGAGGTACTGATGGATATGGATACAAGTATATTAAGCTTGAGCATATCATAACGCAAATTAATCCTATATTAAAAAAACATAATCTTGGATTTACCCAGTGCCTTGATGGAGAGGGAAATTATTTCGGACTTACGACAACTGTCTTTCATCACCCTTCGGGTGAAAGTATTATAGCTTCCACTACAATACCAGAATGCGATATGAAAGGTATGAATAAATATCAGTCAGCAGGAGCAGGGTTAACTTATTTTAGAAGATATGCTTTATCATCTATGTTAGGTATTATAACAGATGCTGACACAGATGCAAAAATATATACCTCAACTCCTCAATCAACGCCAAAAGCTGAGCCAAAAAAAGCTGAGCATTGGGTACTAGACATCGGAGATGAGAAGTGGGATGGGATATTAGGTTATATTGCTCAAAACAAGCAATTAGGATTACCTACAATTATAAAGAATCTTGAGGCTAGATACAAGATTAAAGCTTCTGTAAAGAGGGAAATGTCTAAACACGTATAGTTATGAAAAAATTCAAAGCACCCGTAAACTATCACGAAGAAGTAGTAGCTAAAATATCTGCGAAACTTAAAGATGACAAGGCGTATTATGGAGAGTATGGTCGACAATGGTTGTCTAACTCTGACTTGTATTCATTGTTAAACGATCCTCAAACATTTAGACAACCTCAAAAGACTACAAAAGCAATGATAGAAGGTAGTTATCTGCATCACGCAATGCTTGAGCCAGAGAAATTATCTGACTATGAGATTCTGCCAGTAGCAAGTAGAAATACAAAGCTATACAAGGAAGCTGTAGCAGAATCAGACCAAGAAATTTTGCTGTTGCAGTCTGAGGTAGATAATATAGAGAAATGTATACAAGCTATGAAAAGCAATATAGATTTTTGTGAGAACATATATAAAATCGGCAATAAATTTGAAGTACCTAGTGTAGGCACAGTTGCTGGTATGGACTTTAAAGGTAAGGCTGACATCGTATGTGATGAATGCCTTATAGATATTAAAACCACATCTAACATAAAAGACTTTAAGTATAGTGCTAGAAAGTATAACTATGATAGTCAAGCTTTTATTTACCAAAAATTATTTGGTAGGCATCTTAAGTTTTATGTGGTTGATAAGACCACACATCAACTGGGGATATTTAATCCAACTCAAGAATTTTTAGATAGAGGAAGAGACAAGGTTAAATTAGCTATAACAATTTATGACCAGTTTTTCGGAGAATTTAAGACTAACGATATTAATCAATACATATCTTATGAAGATCTTTAAAATGATAAAGGAGTTTATTACACCTCCTAATACTATTATGTGGATACAAGTTCCAATGTCTGCTAATAGTAAAGATGATAAGACAGACATTATCATCGCAACAATTAATCAATTGGAGCAAACTATTAAAATAAATAAAAAATGACAGATAAAATTTATGTAGGAAGTGGGGTATCAAAATTTGATGGAGACCAAGTGGCGTGTAGCCTTTGTTTGACAGATATACCTCAAGAACATATGTTTGAGTACAACGGAAAAAAATATATCAAACTAATTGTTCAGAAAAAACGTGAAGCAGACCAATATGGAAAGACTCACTATGTTGCAATTGATACTTGGAAGCCTGAAGCTAAAGCTGAAGAAAAAGTTGTAAAGCAAGAGCCAGACTTACCATTTTAACTAGAACAAGAGTAGGGAGCAAGGAAATATTTGCTCTCTATTCTTTTTTTTTATAAAAAATATACATATCTTCACATTCTTATCAAATTATTAACATTCCAATCAAATTTCTATGAAAATAACCATATTCAAGAACATTAAAAAAACATCCCAACCTTTCTACGTAGATGTCTCCAAAATATTAATAAGGATACAAGAAGGAAAATCAAAAGATTTAGTGAAAAAAATAAGACTAGAGAAAGACAAGTCAAAAAGAAATTTAATAAAGCAATTATTACCTGCAATTTGTTTTAGTGGTCAATTTACAAAAAGAAATGATAACTCTTTGAACATACATAGTGGGCTAATATGTTTAGATTTTGATGGCTACACATCTAATAAAGAGTTGTTACAAGAAAAGGAAAGATTATCAAAAAACAAATTTATATATTCTGTTTTTGTAAGTCCAAGTGGGTTAGGGCTTAAGGCATTGGTTAAGATCCCAACTGACGTTGAAAATCATAAAGGGTACTTTTTAGCTTTACAAAAACATTTTGATTCACCAAACTTTGATAAGACATCAAAAAATATATCTAGAGTTTGTTATGAGTCATATGACCCCTTGATTTATATTAATACCTTATCAAGTATATGGGATGAAATTGGGCAGCAGGAGTATTCAGAAATTAAGAAAAACCAAGATTTACCTACAATACCTATCACAGATGAAAACAAAATTGTTGAAATATTATTAAAGTGGTGGACAAAGAAGTACGGAATGATAGATGGGGAACGCAACAATAATGTTTACATATTAGCTTCAGCTTTTAATGATTTTGGTGTTAACCAAAACCTTACTGAATATGTTATAAACCGATTTGCTACACAAGATTTTAATGAATCAGAAGTAAAGAGAACAATACAATCGGCATACTCAAATAAGCATAACTTTGGAACTAAATACTATCAAGATGATGAAAAAGTAAACCAAGTAAAGGAGAAATTAAAACGAGGAGTATCAAAAAAAGAAATTAGATCTCAATTAGAAGAGTCCAATATTGAGGTCGGTGTAGCAGATAATGTGATTAACAGACTTGAAGAAGAACAAGCTAATCACAAATTTTGGACTAAAAATGAAAAAGGAACGATTAAAATAGTACAAATTTTATTTAAGAAATTTTTAGAAGAAAATGGTTTTTATAAATTTAATCCCGAAGGCAGTAAAAGTTATGTCTTTGTTAAAGTAACAAATAATCTTATTGATCATACATCAGAGAAGGAATTAAAAGATTTTATACTTAATTATTTAGAAAGTATTGATGATTATAGCGTATACAATTATTTTGCAGAGAATACAAGATATTTTAGAGAGGAGTTTTTGACTCTTTTAGCATCAATAGATGTATATTTTATAGAAGACAATAAAGAAACTGCGTACTTGTACTATAAGAATAGTGCAGTAAAAATAACTAAAGATAAAGTTATTATGATAGACTATCTAGATTTAGGTGGTTATGTATGGAAAGATCATGTTATAGATAGAACTTTTAATATTTGTGAATCAAAAGAATGTGACTATAGAGTTTTTATATCTAATATTTGTAAAAGTAGTAATGGGCGTATTGAGTCTATGAGGTCTACAATAGGATACCTACTACATGGATGGAAAAATCTATCTTATAGCCCTGCTACTATCTTAAACGATGAAGTCATCTCAGAAAACCCAGAGGGTGGTACTGGTAAAGGACTATTTATGAATGGTTTGTCTCATATGAAAAAACTTGTAGTAATAGATGGTAAATCATTTAACTTTGACAAAAGCTTTGCTTATCAATTAGTCTCTGCTGATACTCAAATATTATGTTTTGATGATGTAAAAAAATCTTTTGATTTTGAAAGATTGTTTTCTGTAGTTACAGAAGGTTTAACCCTTGAGAAGAAAAATCAAGACTCAATTAAAATACCTTTTAGTAAAAGTCCTAAAGTAGCTATTACTACAAACTATGCAATTAATGGAGAGGGAACAAGTTTTGAACGCAGGAAATGGGAATTAGAATTAACACAACACTATACAAAAGACTTTACACCATTGGTAGAGTTTGGGAAACTTATGTTTGGAGAGTGGGATGATGATGAGTGGTGTCAGTTTGATAATTATATGATTTCCAATTTGCAATTATATTTAGATAAAGGACTACTAAAAAGTGAGTTTGTTAATCTTGAAGTTAGAAAGTTAGGTCGTAAAACGACTTACGATTTTATGGAGTGGTGTGGTATATTAAACAACACAGAGAAAGATAAATTTGAATTAGATAAAAGAATGTATATGAATGATTTCTATAATGATTACACAACAGAAAACAATATACCTGCGTATGGTAAAGATGCTATATCAAGAACTAAATTTAACAAATGGTTAATGTCTTATGCTGCATATAAAAATAATTTAACGACTACAAATGGGAGAGATATGATTGGTAAGTGGTTTTCTTTTTCTATTAAAAAAAAGGGAGATGAAATTTAGAGATTACCAACTAGAAATAATCAATAAAGGATCATCTATAATAAAAACAAAAGGGTTTTTATATTTAGCCATGGAAGTAAGGACAGGTAAAACTTTGACTAGCCTGGGCATTTTAAATGAGTTGAGATCTAAAAACGTATTGTTTGTGACTAAGAAAAAAGCTATAAGCAGTATAGAAGATGATTACGCATTGTTTAAGCCAAAGTTTGATTTGACTGTTATAAACTACGAGTCATTACATAAACTTCCTGCGTGGAAACTTTATGATGGTGTTGTCTTAGATGAGGCCCATGGTTTAGGTAAATTCCCTAAGCCCAGCAAGAGGGCTAAAGATATAAAAGAACTACTAAGAGTAAATCGTAACGCTAGTGTTATTTTAATGAGTGGTACGCCTACTCCAGAGTCTTATAGTCAAATGTATCATCAAGTGTATTCAATTGCTAGTAACCCATTTTGTACTCATAAAAACTTTTATTCTTTTTCTAAAAGATATGTAGATGTTACACAAAAAAAACTTAGCAGTTTTGTAGTCAATGATTATAGTGGTGGTAGAATGGAAATTATAGATTTAATGCAACCATATACAATTAACTATTCTCAAAAACAAGCAGGATTTATTACAAAGACTACAGAAGAAATATTAAGAGTTCCTATGGATCCGCACACTAAAGATATAGCGAAAAAATTAAAGAAAAACCTAGTAGTAGAAGGCGAAAGCGAAGTAATTTTAGCTGATTCATCTGTAAAATTAATGATGAAACTCCATCAAATATACTCTGGTACAGTTAAATTTGAGTCAGGCAATTCAATGGTTTTAGATTATGAAAAAGCTAAGTTTATAAAAAATCATTTTAAAAATAAAAAGATAGCAATCTTTTATAAGTTTAGAGAAGAGTTAAACGCCATCAAGCACGTGTTTGGAGATGATGTTTGTGTTGATCTAGAATGTTTTAATTCTACAAATAAGATTATAGCTTTACAAATAGTAAGCGGTAGAGAAGGCATAAGTTTAAGAAATGCTGAAGCTTTAGTCTACTACAATATAGATTTTAGTGCTACATCTTACTGGCAGTCAAGAGATAGGATGACAACTAAAGATAGGAAGTATAATAAAGTGTATTGGGTGTTCTCTGAGAAGGGTATAGAAGACAAGATTTACAAAGCAGTATTAAAGAAAAAAGATTATACCCTCAGTCATTTTAAAAGAGATTTATTAGATTTGTAGGGATGACAGAACAACAAATACAAAGTAAAAGAATCAAAGAGTTAGAGAGTGAAGGGTACTATGTGCTTAAACTTATTAAGACAAATAAGAATGGAATACCAGATTTATTAGCAATTGCACCAGGAGCTGATGTTTTGTTTTCAGAAGTAAAAACTAAAAGTGGTAGACTTTCAAAACTACAAAATTATAGACTAAAAGAACTAGAAAAGCATGGAGTCAAGACAGAAGTATACAAAGGAGAGTAAGTACGATATAGATGATTTCTTTATGGAAAACTTAAAAGAAATGGATTATGATTTAAGCATAACTATAGCTGAATTTATTGAAAAAAACTTACAATATATACCGAGTGATAATATAGTTTCTTTTGTCGTTGGCGGTTTAGTTATTTTTGAAGATGAACCAGTAACATTTGCCTTAGAATTAGTAAGGCCTCTTGGAGCAAACCCTATCTTATCTGATATAGATTTGATAACCATAGATGAATATCTTGACTTAATGAATTTAAATTTATATATAAAATCAAATGAACATATCAAAAACTAACTCCTTAATAGGGATTGTAGAAGATGTACTTGGTGTAAACCCCACGTATAAAACTAGAAAAGTAGAGTATATACAAGCAAGAGCTATCTGTTATTACATAATGAGAAATGAGATGAATATGACTTTTCAGTTTATAGGCAGTCAATTTAACATGAACCATGCAACTGTTATGGCATCTTTGTGTAATTTTAAAAATGAAGTAGAGGTAGATGCATCTTTTAGAAATAATTATAGAAAAATTTTACAAGTTTGGAAAAGCGAAAGTAAAGAGTATATTGAGTTAGATCCTATTCTTTTAAAAAAAACTGTCAATAATTTGGTGAAGTCAAATAAATTATTATCTTTGGAATTAGAAGAACTTCAATCAACTGTTAAAAATATCAAGGAACTCATAGATGTCTAAAATTTCTAAAGAAGATGTTAATGCAATTAGCCACATAAATTTTGTAGCTAATAGTATTCATGACTTCGGAAATGACATATATGAAGACCTTATGGAAAGAGATCACGAGAAAGCGAAAAAGAAAGCTCAAAACTTAATAAAAGTTTTAGCAGATTTAATAATATCCTTATCCGATGAAATCTAAAATAAAAAAACAAGGAGAAGAATACGGTAAACGATTAAGACTTAATCACGAAGAAGTAGATTTAATTCTACAAAACAGAGCCGCAAACCTAGACAACATTAATGACAACAGTGCCTTAGATATTCATATCCAAGAAAGAGGTATTGATAAAAAAGATATAGTTAGTGTTAAACACTGGCAAAGCGGTAGTGGTGATTATAGGTTTTCAATTGTTACAAAAGAAAATTTAGGCTTAGATGAAGATCAGATATTTGCTAAAGTTAATGACTTTATATCTAACTACTCTCCAGAATACAAAGAAATACCTAGAGCAAAGGGAACTCATTTGTTAGTTATAAACCCTGCTGATGTACATATAGGAAAGTACGCTAATGAATTAGAAACAAAACAGCAGTACAATTGTGAGATTGCTGTTAACAGAGTTCTAGAAGGAGTAAAA